ACAATTTACTGAAAAGTTATTATAAATCCTACTAGAATTATCTATTGCTACTGAGATTTCGTATGATTTTGCAATTTTTTTTCCATCAGCATCAGTGTAACCTTCGAGTGATTTTTTATCACTATATTCTATGTCATAGGAAATTTCACCAATAGAAGTATTAGCGTCTATTGTTCTCGATAATTCTCTAAAAGTTGAGCTTATCCCTATATTTGTTTTTATCTCTGATATTCTTGTTGCTAGTCCGCTAATTGCATCATCAAGACCGTTTTTAGCGTAAGCATTTTTATTCTCTAAAGCTTCATCTTCTCCTTGAATTACTCCTGATATATTAATTATATAATAACCATCAAATTCAGAAATAGACTCTTGGTGTTCATGATTATAAGGTCCACCATTAAATTTTAAACTATTATGATTAGAGTATACAACCTGGATGGTTGCTAACCCTTTATTTATATTATATGTTATTGATTTTGATATCGGGGTAGAAAGTAAATTATTTTTATTTATTTCTGTCGATGTATTTGTTGGGCAACCATAGGTAAAATAATCTTCATACCCCTCTAATTTTGATAAACATCTTGAATACGAACCATTAACAACACTTGTTGCGAAATTTTTTAAATTATTATCAGTTTTATTTTTTAAAAGTTGTAAGTTTGATACTTCAGTTATTTCTATAACTCCTTCTGGTAAATAATTAACAGCGTAATTTTGAGACAAAGATATGTCTGAGCCATTTTGCAGCGCATCATTTTCTATAGTTCTAGATTTTGAGTAAGTAAGATTAACTTCGTCAAAACTTTCTGTATATGAAAAATTATCAAAACTAGAAGAGTTTTTATATTTATCGTTGTAACTACTTTGTATTACTGGGTAGTTAGGGTTATTATCTAATAAAAAATTAGCTAACTCCCTGCTCTTCTGTAACGGCAGTTCATCTTTTTTAAATAATTTTAAATTATCAAAAAAAGTATTATTTGTTGAATTTGCGTTTAAAGATATTGAAACTGTCTTACTTGTGGTTAAGTTAACTTCTATTTTTTTAATACCAGCAACATTATCAAGACTATAATTTTCATTTTCGAAATCAACACTAGCACTACCCCAAGATTGAGAATCTTGCCCCAAGTAATCAAACTGTAGAACATAATCTCCAGCATTTAAATTTAATGAATACGAGCTAACTTGATTAGCTAAAACTTTTAAAGATCCTTTACCTCTATTTTTTAAATTCTTAAGTTTTGATTGTTGTATTGAACTATTGCTCCATATATTTTTTCTTGAAGGTATTAACGATTCTCTGTGTTTAAAAGTGCAATTAATTTGATGAGTAAAAGATCCTTTGTTACTAGCATCTGTAGTGAAAGATAAATTTTCATCAAAATTTTCTAAATATTTTAAATCTTCATCTGTTAAATTTGAATCACTAAAAATTAATTTATTATCTAAAGGTGTACTTGTTCCTGTTGCTGTTTCTGGATATAGATTTTGCGCTAATATTATATCCTTTAAATCTCCCTCTTCTTTTACAACTAATTCTGCTTCATAATTTGCAGTTTGTATACTATCTCCATCAACAGAAAAAGAAGTTACAAAGCCTTCTCCATAATCGACTCCATTAATTTCAATACCCTGTATTGCGTTAAGTATTGAACTATCATCACTAGCTAGAGCATCTGGAATTTCAAATATATCATTTGCTTGCTCAATAATACTTTTTACCCCATCAGTATTTTGTAGGTCGAGTAAATATCCAGTTATAGATATATTTTTAATTTTATGAAAACTTAAATCACCACCAAAACTATTTTGTTGTTCTGATATGGATAACAAGCTTACATTATTAAAATTCATATACTATTATATTAAAAATAAAAAATTTTTATTCTACGTCCATTCTGGGACCTAAAGCTCTAGCTAAATAATCTAATATCATAGGCTCAGCTATGGTTCTTTTTAACTGTTCGAACATGACGGGCCCTAATGTGTTTCTCACGACATCTGAATTAAAATTAAAATCAATAGATCCTGTTACGTTGTGCTCTAAAACAACAGACTGCAACTCTGTTTTTAACACTTCTGGTAACCTTGACATAGTATTTGTCATTTCCGATATTGAATTTGTATAAGTCTCTAGATTTGTTGATGTGGTTTGCAAATTTGTTGTGAGTTGATCTAAGCCAATTATGGTTACTTCACCAGAAGGTGGGATGTATTCAGGTGGAGGAGGATCTCCAGAAGTTGTGCCACTTCCTGTGGGTAAATTTTTAGCAACTTCTAACCCAATCTCTTTTGCTAATTCAGACTTTTCTTGAATCTTAAGTCCATCTTTAATTAAAGTTGCCATTTGTAAATTTAAATTTATCAAAGGGTCATCAGATTTAGAATCCGTTAAAGTTGATAAAGATTTTTTGATTAATTCGTCAAATTTTTTAGCTTGCTCGTAGTCTTTCTTAGTGTTTTCAGCCATCTTATCAAGAACCTCTTGCATGCCTGGTGGTAACTGACCTGTGTCAGCTTTCAGACTCCTCTCCATTAAATCTTGATTATATTGTGCCTTTTGATAGTCGTAATCTACTTTATCGACTCCCATCATTTCATGTGGTTGCATCCCTAGTATAGCAGCAACTTGCTCTGTCACTTGTAAAAGTTTTAGCATTTCAGTGTTAACTGGACCTGCACCTCTCGAGCCAAAGTTTGCAAAATCTTGAGCTTTTGGTATATCAATAGCGCTTGAATTAGCAGTTAAAAATTGTAGATCACTCTCAGTCACGAGCTGACCTTTTTTAGCTAATTCATCCTTAGCTAGTGTTGCTAATTGTAATTGATTTTGTAGAAGCATCTTTTCTCTCTGTTGCTGAGCTTTTATCGCAAAATTTTCAGACATTCGACTCATGTCATCAGCAATATCATTTCCTCTTTTTCCTACCGTCCTAAGTTCTGCCTGAAACCCTTTAATCTCACTCAGTGTAATATTGCCATCCTCATTAACTTTTAAAAATTCATCAAATTTTTGCGCAATAACACTATCTTGTCCAGTGTACATTTCTTGAGTATCTTGTTTAAACTCTCCAAGTTTTGTGGAGGGGTTAGGTATAGTTTCTCCCAACTCTCTTCTTTCGGATCGAGTTAAGTTCATCATACTATCAAGATTGACATTACTCCGAAGTATTTCAAACAAGGCTTGACTTTCTTCGATTCTTTGACTAGCTTTCATAGTTTTCCCTTGAACTATTGCAGCTTGCTGAATACCTTCTCTTTGTTTCATTGATCCAGTACTTACCAAATAATCAATTCCAGACATCAAAAAATCATTCATGTTTTCTAAATTCCCAGAAGCTTTACTTACAGCATTTGCGTAGTTCCCCATGACAGAATTCATCCTATCCTGAGCGGAAATTATTTTTTGATACATGCTAAGCGTTTTTTGATCTAATCTTTCTCTGGTTGATAACGTTGTATTAGCTGCATCCATCGAACTTGACAAATCCGAAAAACTGGTAGCGATTTTTTTATTAGCATCTTCGTAGTGTTTCGCGAAAGCTCGAGCAAGTACACCAGTTTCATTTTCAAGCTGCTTCATTAATTCCACCGCTACCGCATTTTGCCCACTAGATTTTAACTGTTGAATTACTTCTGTTTCTTCAAATTGACCCGATCTAAATAACCCCGCTTCCTGTTGATTAAAATCTTGCAAAGCTACCCTATCAACCACACCCGCACTGGCGTCTGTCACTAAACCCTCTCTTCTTTTAACTTCAATCTCTGTTGTAGATAAACCTTTTAAATTGGAAATTTCACCACTTACATCATCTAATCCATCTGCTATATCTTCAAACTTTTTTAAAGTTTCTTGGCTTAAATTAAATTCTCCACTTTTATAAATTTCCATCAAGGAGCTTGCTATACTAGAATCATTAAAGCCTTCAACATCTCTTCTTTTTCTTGCATAATTTTTATCCAAATCAATTCTTTCTGAATTTAGATTTTGGATTCCTTGAAACGCTTCTTTCTCACCAATTTCTCCACTTTTTTGAGCTCGTGATATTTCATCTCGCTCTTTCGTTATTTCAATGTATCTTTTATTGCTATTGATTAAATCTTGAATCAATTTTTTATCAGAAGCTATGCTTCTTGAAGCTGCTCCAGAAGCAATTCTTTCATTTGCAAGATTCCTAGCTTCTATAGCATTATTTTTCATAATCGGGTTTAAAAAACTCATGGCAGTATCTTTTGCTGCAGCTTCTCCTTCTTCAGTTTGAGTAAATGTTCCTGACATCCTATCTCTTCTTTTTTTAGCGTAATTACCTCCTTGCCATTCCCAATTCATCAATCCTTCAGCAGTCGCTGAAAACGTATCAGCAATCGCACCCATTGCCCCCTCACCTAATTTTGCATTTTTCTGGGTATGTTCTTGAAACTTTCCTCCCGCATTCATTAACCCTTGAAATTCTTCAGCTCTGCCTTTTACGTCATTAATAGCTTCCCCCATCATTTTTAATTTCTCTGAAGCTGATACGCTAGAACTTCTAATTTCGTGAAGCTTATCTCTTAGTTTTGGATCAGCTATATTCATCAAAGACTCTCTCATTTTTTTATTTGCAGCCACTATTTCTTTAGGGTCGCCTGATTCCATAGCTTGATTTAACTCTATTAGTCCAGCTCCAAAACTTTCCATAGCTGAACCGTCATTCATAATTTTATCAAGTTTTTCTTTTGACTTCTTCAACCCTTCCATCATTCTTGAGCTAGCCTCCACTCCATCCTTTTTTGAGTAAGAGCTTATTGCTCCATGGGCAGCTCCTAAGCCAGCCCCTGCAATCATTCCTGGAACGCCAAACATAGCTCCAAAGCCTGCTCCTGTCATGGCGCCACTGGCTGCAGACGCGCCTACTCCTAAGGGTTTTTCTTGCCCCCCGAACATCATTTCATTAGCCATAGGAGCTGCAAACATTCCTCCCATTGCTAGATTTTGACCAAACCCACTGCCACTTTGTGGGTTCCCCCGCTCCCCTCTTTTTTTCAAAAACTTTCCAGCATGCATTCTACGATTTAAGTCTTTTAAATATTTACCTGGGATCAGTTTTTGTATCATCCTGAAATTTGGAACGTACCCTTCGGACATGCCATGAGTCTTTGGATCTATCCCCATTTGATTAGCTCGGTTTATTCCTTGAAAAAGACCTCCTGGTTCGTCAAATTTATTGGTCACAGCTAACCCCATTGGATTTTTATTGTTTTTTAACTTATTTGATTGTTCAACTTTAATTGAAGATTTTGGTAATCCTCTTTCTTTTAAGGCAACTCCTTCTCTTGCTATTGCCTGCTGTAATGGTTGAGAAAAATTAGACACAAATCCGCCCGCGTAATTATTGATTCTTCCCGTAAAACTTGGATTTTTTGAATGCCTTAAATACTCATTATCTCCTGAAGTTTTAGTTTGTTTCTTATAATAATTATTTACTTTATTTTTAATTTCTTGTGGCAACATTTTAAATATATCCGAATTAAGATATTGTTTAATATTACCTAAAGTTTCTTCTCTTTTTCTTCTTGATATTTTAAACATTTTTCTAGAATCTAAAGACTCTAACATTTTTGACTGCATGTCGCCCTGATTATTTTTTCCACTACCCTTCAACACTCTAGAATTATACCTAGCTAAAGAAGTGCTAAACTGAGAATACTCTTTACCTTCAAGTTTTCTTGGTTTAGGTATGAAACCTTTAGCTGCTCTGCTTAACATCCTTCTCATCCTCGGGGATACAAAAATTCTTTCTCCGCCAAATTTTTTTCGAAACTTATTTAGTATTGATTTATCTGAAATATTTTTATATTTTGCTTGTAAATTTTTTCTCTGATCTTTGATATCTTTTAATTCTTTTTCTAACTGTTCTACCTGCGGACTGTAATAACCTTTCCCATTCCTAAAGCCTGTATCTAAATCTTCAGGGGGATTCGTTAATAACTGCATTAGTTGATTTTGTTTTTTATGAAAAGCTGTAGTCAAATCTTTATTTGCGCCACCATAAAGCTTAAATTGTTTTTTTGTTAAATTGCCCATGGAATTAATCTGATCAAATCTTACTGATTTCGTTTTAAAGATTTTATCTATGGTAGTAGGCTTATAATCTCTTGATTTAATTCCTTGCTGTTTTTTAGAAAGCTCTCTAGCTATTCTTTGTTGTTTTGCCTCCAAATTCATTCTTTGTGTTTGAGCTAATAACATTTGGAAATTTCTTTCTTCTCTATTGTTAACAGTAGGACCAAATATAAAATTATCTTGAGATCTAACTCCTTTCATTTTCTGATAATCTGCATCAAAAGATTTTTCTTGTCCAAATTTCTTCACGCTTATACCTGGGCTGCTAGAATTAAATCTTTTACCTCCAAACATTATTTCATGATCTCTGGATGTAAACCTCTTACTAGCGTCTCTTAGATTTTTCGCTAAACCTTTATTTATAAAATCTTGAGCTTCCCATTTTTTAATAGCAAAATTTGGTATAAAACCTTCAGATTTTCTTAGAGGCCCAAAATTCTTTCGAGAAGATCTAGATACTGCTTGTTGTTTAACTGCATCTTGCTTACCTATTTCAGCCTGACTACTTGGCAGTTTTAGCAATTTTTGATTAAAGTCTCTTTTGGTATCGGGGCTTAATCCAATTTTAGCATCAGCAAAAGGAGTGTAGTAACCAAATAATTTTTGCAATTTTTCATCTGGAAATCCAGCTATGTCAAAACTAGCATTATTTTTTGTAAATAATTTATTTTTCCCAACTGCCTTTAAAGCTGTCTCAAAGATGGATCCTGCAGCAGAACCTACACTACCAGCATTTGCTATTCTTGTAACAGGAGGGGTGTTAGCTCCAAAGTTGCCAGCTCCTGCCATTTCTTGAGCTAAAAAAGAAGATTCTTTAAGCATAAGGTTCTCTACTCTGCCTCTAATTTTTTCTTCTGAGTTTTTTAATCTCGAAGGCTTCAATCCTTCTACCCTGTACTTTAATCTTATATCTTGTTTCCCTTGTTTTATTTTTGTATCAACCCTCTTTCTTAAATTATTTGTAGCTACAAGCATGGTTGCCTGCCTGGAAGCGTCAATGGTTTGCATTTCATTTTTTTTATCTCTAGAAACTTGTCTTGTAGCAGCCATGTTTTCTTTTGAGAAAGTTGCTTGAAATCCTTTGATCTTCTTCCGATCTTCAGGTGAAAACATATTCATGTAAACTTTATTGCCATCTTGATCTTTGGCTGCCTGCCCACCTTTAAGTCGATTTATTCGCTGGGTAGAGAAAAACCCTCTTGATGTTTTGACTCCAGCTGCAAAATTTGGAATAAATCCTTTTGAGTAATTATTCCTGAAACCCTGAACAAGATCATTAATTTTATCTTTTTTAAGATATTTTAATTCTACTCTAAACGGATTATCTTCAGGCAAAGGAGTTGTAAAATGATTTTTTCTTTCGTAATAACCTGCATTGCCCATTTTGATTTTCTTACCAAGCTCGTAATGTCGTTTTTTTTGTTCTTCTAAAGCAGCTTTTTCTTTCTCTAAACCCTTTTTGAAATTTGAAGCTACATAAGCTGGAATATCTTTTCTAGTCGATAAATATTTAGCAAATTCCTCAACTTCTTGTTTGCCACCTTGTATTCTTTGCGCTACAGGGCTAATCCATTTTACATTAGGGTTATCCCAATCAGGAGTGTTAAATTTAGCTTCTCTATACTTTTTTCCCTGGTATAATATTTTCCCCTTTGGGTCTTCTATTGCTGGTTTATGCATTTTAGTCGCAATTCTCTTAAGAGCACCACCTCTAAACGAAAAATTAGGAACGTATCCTCTAGACATAATATGCATAACTTCTTTTTCTTTTCTGAAAATATCTCTTTTCCCACTCAAAGTCCTACCCACATCGATTTCAGGTACAATTGAGCCCATATCTTTTCCATATTTACTACGCATTCTTCCTGCGTCCATTTTAGCTAAACTTAAATGTCTTTTATCGTTATATTCTCCAGCTACATTCAGGAACACTCCTCCATTTTTCTTAGCCCATTTTTCTACCGCTCCAGATTTTATTGCAGTCTTAAATTGATCAACTTTTGGATAAAAGTTTTTTTCTGGATTAGCTCCTTTATTAAAAATTTTCAACAACTTTTTTTTGCTAAAAATGTTTTTTTCAGGAACTATTTTTTCAAAAATTTTGCCAGGTAAAACAGGTTGTCCTATATTAATAGAGTTAGAAAAATTTTCGGCAACTTTTCTACTTGTCGAAAATGATGTTGCTCCTGAAGGCATTTTTCCGTCAACTTCTCCCATGTTTCTGTATCCAGATAATGGGCCTGTTGAATGAGACTTTACAAATTTTTGAATAACACCAATTACTTCCTGTGGGGTTTTAGCTGCATCAAAACTTGGCATATTTTTACCAATATTTGGTAAATCTAACTCTTTTTGCTTTTGCCCTCTATACAAGGTAACATTCCTGAAATTAGGAATATATCCCTTTGAAAAATTCTTACCAATTGGTAAATCTTCTAACCTTACAAACGCTTTGCGCTTATGAGCGTTACGACCTAAACCAAATGCTCGAAGAGATTTAATTAATTTACCTTCTTCTCCAGGTAAGTATTCTGCTGGATCTTTTGTTCGAAATTTACCAGATTCTCTATAGTAATTATCTTGCCTAAACCCTTCTACTCTCTTTCTTAGCTGTCTAGGAATAAAAACTCCTTCGAGTGTCATTTTTGGAATATTCGAGGAAAGCCTTTTTTTGTCTAACATTTTTTTTGCAGCTAACAAAGCTCTTGGTATCCTCGGTCCAATTACAGAGCCAGCGTCTATCTTTGTGTATGGTTGTCCAGATTTAGCGGCACTTTCAATTTCTTTCATCAAATTTTTATATATACTTGAACCAAATTCACCTTCTTCAGCTCTAATATGAGATACGTTTAAAACTTTCTCCTTTCCTCTATTCATGGAATAAACTGAACCGCTCCTACCAAAGCCAGGTTTTTTTATCATAAAATTCGGCACATATCCTTCTGAAAAAGGAAGTACGTTAAATAAATCGTCAATTTTTTCTACTCCAAATTTATTATTAAATCTTTGAAATCTTTGAGCAGCGTCTGCAGATCTAACATAGAAAGCTTCTTCCATCTGTTTGTTATCAGCTTGTTTTTTTCGTAAATCCTTAAGAGACTTATCTTTGTTATACTTCTTAAATCTACCCCACCTAGGGCCGAAGTTTGGAACGAATCCTGATGAATATCTTGGTATTTTTGACTCTGCGTTATGAAATAAAAAATTTCTTATAGTTTCTTCGCTTTTAACTGAATCTTTAATGTCAGGGTTTTTCCATATTAATTCTAATTCTTTATCTAGCCGCTCTCTCAATTTAGAATCTTTCACTAAATTTTTATGAGTAATTTTTGAATTTGTTTCTTTTGAATCTTTTGCAGTAACAGCATTAATCCCTGATGGAAATAATAGACTCCCAGAAGATTTGACTAAATCTAAATTTATATTTTGAGGTTTATTATCTTTAATGCCTGGAGCAGCAATAGTACCTAAATACTCTGTGGCTCCTTTCTTAAGATATGCAGATATATTCTGCATTTCTTTCATTTTGTTTTCGAAGAGAACTTTATCCCCTTTCTTATTTCTCGCTGTGTAATCAAAAGATTTTCCAGCAGCAATAAATTTTATATCTGAATACCCTATTTTTTTTAAATATTTTGCTCCACTAATTTCCCCAGCAGCTCCTGATAAATTCATGTTTAAAGCCGCAAATTTTTGTTTTAATTCTTGAGGTTGAGACTTTCCAGAATAACCCCCGCTATCTACAATATCTTTAATATATTTTTTTGAATTATTGTATGGAAACGTTTTCATTAATTGTCCATAACCTTTAGCTTTGAATTGTTTAAAATTTTCTGAATGTATTTTATATTTTTTAACAAAATTTTGCCTTTCTTCTTCGGGCAACTTACTTATCTCTTTGTAGCTAGATCCTCCCCAATTTGAACCACTCCACTCTGATGATACTTGCTTATTATTGTTCTTATTAACCCAATAAGGTTGCAAGAATCTTCCTGATTCTTTTTTTACGATACCTTTTGTTTCATCTGCTGTTTTATCTTGTTCTATCCTGCTAACTGTCGCTGTGAATTTATCAAAAGGATCACTTTTTTGCGATATTTGGGATCTTCCGCCTGGAGACCAACCTAATTCAAGAGAAGGTCTAGTAAGTGTATCTTTTCTTTTCTTGCTAAAATTTGGAATAAGCCCTCCAGATGCGGTAATTTTTTTTGCTTCTTTAGGTAATCCATACTGCTTTGCCATATCCCTGTTAAATATTGCAGTTCCTCCACTACCACCAAAATTATTAATCACCCACTCGCCAGTGTGAGCGATTACATTTTCTGTGCGCCCCCTTCCCATCTTATGATTTTTTAATAAAACTGGTTTATCGCTTGTCTTTGCTCCGCCAACCCCTTTATTAATATCTCGTTTTTCTTGATTAAACGATGGAAGAAAACCGTTCGCTGCATTTAAAGTTTTTCTACCTGTTTTCTTAGCCCCTCTTTTCCCCATAGGCACAAAACCTTTATCAGATGCTCCGATACCAACCAAGCTACTTGAAGCGGCTATTCTTTTGATCACCGCTTCTTGCTTCAGTCTTTCTGCGGTTTCTTGCTTTATGATGTTTAATATCATTTGTTCTTGCTTCGCAGTACTGGTTCCCGCTGCAAATATTTTTTGATACAAGCCAGCGTTTGTTGATAATATTTGACTAATAGCAACTTGCAAACTTTGTTGTCTTTTAGTTTCTTTATTAACCCCTAACAAATCAGAAAAAGCTTCTTTTGCAAATTTAGTTACCATTGCAAAAATTTTAATAAAAGCCGCGCCAAGAATAACTAAACCAGGACCCGTCAGAAAAGCTCCTATTCCGCGAACTAAGCCTTTAGCTAATTCACTCCCTTTATTTTCCGAAAGCATTTCATTTAACTTTCCCGCTAAATTATTTAAAAATGTTAAAATTTCTTTAAAGTTGTCCGAAAAACCTATTTCTCCAATTGAAGCCGCTAATTCTTTTGCGGTTAACGAAGTTTGCGTAAAAACAGCTGATAAAGTTTTATTTAGTTCTTCGTTTCTTTTCGTGGCTTCATTAGTTGTATTATTAGCGACACCTAAAGCTCTATTATACACAGAGTACTCATCATTCAAATCAGATATTAACGCTTGCAAATTCTGTATTTGAAATACTCCAGCAATTTGTTCTGAAGTGTATGACTTTTGAGAATCTGATAAAGTTTCATAAACTCCAGCGTAATCTTTCAATACATCAATTGAAGATCTAAAACTACCATCTAAATTTGTGGTGCTTACTCCGATCTCTTCTAGAGCATCTCTAACTCTACTTCTTTTTATTCTCGTAAATATACTTTTAAATCCATTACCTATGACAGAACCACCCCTGGCGGTTCTTTGCTGGACAGCGGTTACAATCGCAGCTAGTTCGTTAAACTGAACCCCTGATTCTTGCGCAACAGCTCCAGCTCTTGATATCGCTTCAGCTAAATCAGCGGAGGATACAGCAAAAGCAGCATCGACATTAGCCATTCGATTCACAATTTGTTCATGAGTAATCCCTTCTTTATTAAATGAGTTTATAGCTGCTGTTAAAGTCTCTGTAGATTTTACGGCCCCTAATCCTGATAGTCTATTCAGTACTAAAGCGGAATTTACTCTAGCAAGAGTTTCTTCTGAACTCAAACCTTGACGAGCTAATTCTGTTGCAGATTCTGCTACTAATTGAAAACTAGTAGCTGTGTTTCTTGCTACGTCAAACAATCCATCTCCAAATTTTTTCATAGCACTATCCGTTGCTTCCATAACAACTTGAATATCTTTTAACGACTTTTCGACTTCAGCTGTTGCTTGAATTATTCCTCTAAACGCATCGGATATTCCATTAATCACTCCAACTGCAGCCCCGAAAGCAAAAACACGAGCTGCGGATGCATCCATTGATTTTTGGAATTCACTCGCTGAATTTGTAATTTTTCCTAATGGCTGTACAATTCCTTGAGGATTCAATCTTGGCGACATCTGCATTCTATTTACTGCTTTCTGGGCAGTAGTTGCTTGACTAACAATACTTTGATGATAGCCAGTCGCACTAGTTGGTATATTTACTACACTCATGAATTATCCTTAAACCTGTTAAGTATTACACTATTTTTTATGGATTTTCATAAAATCATCCATTGATAGCTCGCCCCCTTTTTCATCTGCTATTGAATGAATATCAACTCCTTTCTTTTTTCTTCCTCCCATTTTTTCCAATTCTTTTTGTGTGGCTCCTGCGTAAGAGAATCCGTCCGATTTTGAACTTTTTTCTTTTAAATTTTCTTTTTTTATTTTTTTGCTTTTGTCTATATGCTCTAAAATTTTATCAGGGTCTTTAGATATTGATTCAGGAATTTCATGGTTTTGAAAAATTGATAAGAATAGCTTTCCATAGTTCAATAAATTAATTTGATAGAAAGTTAGATCTAATGGGTGTTTTTTAAAAAAGTTAGATAAGTCTTTGGAGTATATATTTAATAAACTTGTAAACATTTGACTTATAGATAATTGTTTTAAATTTTTATTTGAAAATTTTTCAACACAATCATTGTATATCACATACAACTCGCTTAACTCTTTATTATCTATTTCATCAAACTCATCATTATTATAGAATAAATTAGAACATTCTTTATCTTTGTACAAAGAATGAAAAACAAATTTTTCATTACTCTTGCGCTCTGCATACTGCTCGGCAGAATTTAGCATTAACGCGCTTCTAATATTCTTTTTTTCTAAATATTCTTTTTCAGCTTCATCAAGCCTTTGTTTAAGATTGTTTTTTTCTTTTTCTACAAAAAGGTTTGATAAAGTTTTTTTGATGTTGCTAATTTCGATCTCTAAGCTTTGATATAAACTTTCATCTTTCTTAGTCCATAAATCACCTTCTTCAAGATCCTGCAAAACCTGCTCTTCAGTTGGGATTCCCATTTTTTTAGCTCTACCCAAAAAGAATTCATAATTATCATTGATAACTTTTAACTGATTTAAATCAGAGTGTTTAATATACAGAACTTGATCTTGAAAATCAAATTCAGAAAATCCATCTTTAATTTCTAAAAATAAATTTTCAAAAAACTTATTATCTTCATTCATTCGAAGCTGGTTCAGCTTCTAATTCTTCTTCTTCTTCTTCTTCTTCTTCTTTCTCAATAGACTTCATTTCTTTTAATATACTTTCTACACCCTCTTTATCTTGAGTGCCACTAATATACCATATCGTCATAATTGAAGAAATCTTATCTATAGCTGCCGAATATAAAGGATCTTGATCATCTTCTTTTTCCTGATAGTCGCTATACTTTTCTTGAAAGTCTAACCCCTCAAAAAAATCTTCAAATACAGGATCATCTTCATCACCTTCTGTGAAATAAGTCATATGCAAAATATACCACATGATAGCTCTATTCCTAGCTTTTACATCTGCAGTGTGATCAAACAGAGAGTTTTGAATCATTTCATATTCTGTAAGATCTTTCTTGATTTCAGCAAGTTCCTTTACTGCAGTTTCTAACTTATCTTTCTGCCTTACTGATAACTTTCCATTATCTCCAAGCAAAGAAAACTGTTGAACTTCAAGTTGTTTGCTGTGCATTTTATACAGTAATTCAGAATATATTTTTTGCTCTTTCTCAGACCATACTCCTCCTTGATTACCGTATTGCTTCGCAAGCATTGCTTTTGTTAGCAAGCCCATTTTGATGTATTTATTTAGCTCCAAGCTATAAAACATATCTCCATCTTCAAGTTCTGTTCTATTTGGTTTCTTGATATATACGTTGTATGGAACTTCTTTTTTTACAGTTTTTATTGATGTTGTTGTTACAACTTCAGTTTTACCTGTTTCTTTGTTCTTTTTTCTACTTTTTTTCTCTACTTCTTCTTCAACTTCTTTTTCGATATTTATAGAGAAAGAATATAGTGTGTTTTTTTCTGTTATCATATTTTACCTTTTACCTTATTATATTAATATTTAAATTTATTTTTTAAAGTTTATATCAAAATTTTCCATATAAGACATGAGCTCTCTTCTAGCGTCATTGCCATTGTCTAAAATTTTTTTTCTTAAATAGTTTAATTGCGCTTCATCTAAATATTCAGCTTGTCGCAGTAAATCCTCATGTTCAGGTATTGACTGTTTTAATTTATCAAACTGCATCTTATGATCTTTATTGAGATCTTCTATTGTTAACAAAAAACCTTTGTATAAATTTACGATTGTACGCAAAACTTGAAACTCTAAGAGTTCTCTTTCTTTTTTCATAATAAACTTTCCTTTTACCTTTTGTGTGTTTACACAAAAAAACCTCAGGTGTGAAACCTGAGGTTTTTTAAAAACTCTTTTCTTTCCTTTAGAAAGATTCAGGAGTTGGAGTCTCTCCGTATTCTGGAATCTTGTTGGTTGGCTCAGCAAGCAAGAAGATGCCATTTTCACTATCATTCGCTCCACCCACTTGAGAAGAGAAAGTCAAGTCAACAGTTTTATTGTCTCCAATAGAAGCTGAAAACGCTTGTGTGTCAAGTATAGCATTCTTCATAACGAATACCATATTGGTTGCATTTCCGCATCTATCATTAAGAACAATGGCTATGTCTCTTTTCTGTTCAGCCTCACACATCAATCCATCAAGACTTCCGTCTGTAAAATCTGTCATCAGAGCGCTTACACTCAAAGTCATGTTTACAGGGAAATCGGTTTTTCTTGCAAATGCAAAATGACTACCCAATCTATTAAGCGGACTTCTTCCGATAGGAATATCAAGAGATACACTTTGAACGTGAACAGCTGTATTACCTGCCCCCAATGCACCTCCAGCACCAGGAAGTCTTGCTCCGCCAACATTTAAGTCACCTGCGCTTTTTGATCCGTCTAAATATCCAACTGCATCAAAATCAATAAGAATATCACCAGGTCGAATAGCATAAATTTCATCACCAGTTGTAGTGTTCTGGATACTTCCATCACTAGAGGTTACGCTAGCAAAATTAACTGTATTACTTAATCTATCTCCTGTTGAAGAACTGGTGTCAATTGAAGGGTTTTTAAAAGTACCACTAATATCATTTTTAAACATGATATTAGATGCTTCTACAGAAACACTGGCTGTTGCTAGTTCTCCTACTGCAGCGGTCATTCCATAACTTGTGACAAATCCGTTTCCGACCCCAATCACTCCATGATCAGCGGCGTTGAGTGGAGTATTGCCATGAACATCTTCTCCTTCGGGTACGGTTAATATGTAATAATTTTTTTCTTCAGTCGATCCTCCGAGGATAGTTTTTGTCATTGAGTCTGCACTACTCTTAGGTAATGAATCAGCACTGTTTAAAGTAAAGCCCAATTTTTCTTCCTGAGTGCCATCCGTAAGTAAGTAAGAAAAATCTAAAGACACTGTGGGGGGTTCAGTTACCTCTCTCGAAAGAGCTGCAAGTTGACCAAACTCATTAATGTCAGTACGAGAAACCTCAAGGTTATAACTCATATCCTGAACACGATTAACCTCTGAAATATCAGCGTCAGTAATGTTTCCACCACTTTTTTTAATGTCGCTGACAAACAAAGATTCACTTTGGTAAATAATTCTATCTGTTGCCATAATATTTTTTGTGTAAAATTGTTAGTATCTAGTATTACAGAAAAAAAGGATAAATGTGAAATTTTATCTAGAAAAAATTTCTCTTGGAGTTCTTGGTTTTGATATTTGGAAATCAATAAAACCAATCTTATAATCTTTTGACCCTGTAATTCTTTCTCTTGAACGATCCGTAAGCTTTGAAACCCTCACTTCATCAACAAAACAATGAGCTGAAGAAGAGTTAGATAATGAGTTATATTTATATGGATGGGACTTAATATGATGAAATTCTCCAAACGGAAAATCCTCAAAAGATATTAATTTAAAACTTGTTCGTGCAGAGTCTCTAAAAATAGAAAGTACACCATCCAATGTGTAATTTGAATCAGCTACCACAACAGATCTTACATTTACTTTTGTGCAATCCATTCCGCCGAAAGCAAACGGCTCATTTGTTGAACTTGATAATGTTAAAAATATAGCAGGAACAGTATACATCTGATCACTGAATCCTCCTGCTGTTTGCATATAAGTTTGATTTAAAGGGCTAATAATAAAATCACTATTTAAAATAACATTTTCTTCAGTCTCATCGGTGATGTATAAATTTACTGTTTTATATGCAAAGTTCCCCTGAATATTTAAAGTTTTACTTGATCCATGTGTAGCTGTATCAACCAATACTCTGCCATTGTTATAATCTATATATATCCCATTTTTATCAACAACTTGAGATCCTCCAATTTCAACATGATCGTCAACTAAAAATTTATCAGATGACCATACGAATTGTCTGTATGGGCTGTAATACGCGTGGTAATTTGTTGGAACATCAATTGAATCAACAAATTCAAAAGTATGAGTTTCTATTGGCTGATAAGCTTCAGCAAAATAAGTTAACCTATCATCACACCATAAATAAAAACTAGACAGTAACTCATGATCAAACCCAACATTCATTTTTTAAACGACACTCCTTTTCTAACATCTATTGCTAGATTGTTTAATAAACTACTCAAATACTGAGTATTCCTGAATCCACCGCTTCGAATTTTATTTTTTGTTTGCACACCTTCTCCAGACCTACTTGAAAAAGACATTGTGTTAAGATAATTTCCAAGTCCAGATATTCCCCGCTCGATTCCCTCCAACCAACTTCTACCACTAGCCCACGGCATTGGAGAGGCTTCAAACAAACTTTCTTTAGAGGGTAGCTCTACTAAAAAATTCATGATCATTGATTTATGGTTTGAAGGTGTAGCTTTAACATTTAAACTTTTTTGTAGTATATATCTAATTGGAGCTATAGGATCCATACCTTCTTCGAAACCAATAAAAGAAAATAAATTACCATATCCTCCTAATGTACCGCTTTGATTATACCCTTCAGGCCCTGACATAATTTCTTTTGTTACTGGGTGATTATCAAATGCTTTTAACATTTTTTGATGAGCTAATTTTGCCGATTTTATTATACTCATTTCAACTTGCTTATTTACAATTGGAGCAACTTGAGAGTTTTCTATCGCTTTTAAAGCTCTCATGTTTATTCTTACAGGCATATTAACTCCTTCTTTTTAGCAATAAATTGTAGTAATTAACTTTAAACAATCCAGATTTTGCAGCGTCAGATGTGATGTTAAATAATTCTCCGTCAATTTCTATATCAGTAGCTTGCTTGATTAAATTGTATCCAGCTGCATCAATTTTAATTCTTACATGATCTGCTGGGATATCTATTCCCATAATTTCGTTTTCTGAATTGGCTCTCAAGAATTCAAAATTCCCAGCGTATGCAACTCGTGCTTTCACTGTTATAGCTTCAACTGTTTTTTCTGAACCTTTTGCGTTTTTAAGTCTAGAGTACAGTGCGTTATAAGTGGGATTCGTAGCTACAAATACTTTTTTCTCTTTTTTAAAAATTGTAATTTCTCTCGCAAAAGTATCGTGAATATCGTCAAAAATAGCATCAAAAGCTATTTTGTCAGACCCTGGAATTAAATCTGCCATTTTAAGTAGGTGTTGGAGGAGTATTTATTATACCATCTGATACAACTTGCCTTGGCACAGATTTATACATATTATAGGCATGAATTAATTCACTTAATTTTACATCAGCCTCAGAAGAGAATCCTTTATAAGCTTGAGCTATTTGAACTTTTTGTTGCGGAGAAGCGTTTTGCGAGACTCTTTTAATTTGAGAATCTCCTTCTCGCAACTCTGTCCAATCTGACATTGTATAAATTGGAGTTCCAGAAATTACTGTGGTTGATGTTAAATTCTTAAGAATAGATTGACTTTGTCTTTTGTAGTAATACTTAAGGTATAACTGTATAAATATAGCAATTTCTTCATCCTGCAAAACAGGGCAAGTATCATTGCTTGCATCTACTCTATAAGAAGAATTTATTAATACATTTAACTGTCCAATATTGGTTTCTAGCCAAGCAGCTATCCTAGCTTTTGCTGCAGCTATTTCTCCTGGAGTCGCTACTTCATCAAAAAATTCAGTATCATATATATCTCCAGCAATATCATCCAGTTGCCCCATGTTAAATTTCTTTAAATAATTTTTTTTGCTCTGCAGTTAAAGAGTCAAAATCAAACATTGGTCTTTCTGATTGCATGACTTTTCCTTTTCCTGTAAACACAACATTATTGAATTCTTTCTTTAATTTATTTTTTAAAGTTGTTCTATTTCCAGAAGGAAATACTCCGACTTTTACAGCCAAGGATTGCAGCTCAGGCATGGACATATCAGCCATTTTACTATCAAATTCTTCTCCTGTTTTCGCTTGAAAATGATTTGTTAAAATCCCAGGGTTCAATATTGACTCTAAATCAGTTAGTTTTTTTTCTTCGCTTGCTATTGTAGCTTTACCATCTGTATACATCATCTCTTTATTCGTCCTTGAAACGCTTTCTTGAGCTTTTTTCTTCGTTTTTTTTGCTTTGCTTTGTGCCATAATATTATTTTAGGTTACACTTTTATGTTAAATCTGGGAATAAAAAAATCCACCCGTAGGTGGATTTTTTTAAACTCTTAATATGTGTTAAGAAGTGTCTTACACAACAATACCTGTGAGGGCACGACTGTCGAGGATCATACGACCTTCTTCAATTGAACCATAGTATCCGATCTTTTGTTGACGAACAGTATACTGATCATCAGCAGCAAGTCTCAACTCTGCTCCAGTTTCAGAATCAACAGCAATAGCTCTCATCATGGATTCACGAGTGCGATCCAAGCCAAGGATAATTTCATCATCGGCAGTATTAAAATGAGTGCCAGCTTGTCCAAAACTACCAGCATCACCATCAGCAGTATCAAAGATTGTGTTAAATCTTTGGCTAATACCAAACTCGTTGAGTTCAGTGATGGAGATACCATAAAGCTCAGAAGTTCCAGCGTTGTTGTACAATGCTTCACGCATGCTATCAGTAGCTGCAATAACTCCACCAGGATTATCTACTGTACCAGTAACAGCATCGCCAGCAGAAGATCCGCTACCTCCAACTGAACCAGTTACAGAAGAAGAACCGTGTGTACGAGTATTGATGGGGTTGTAAGCCATAGCGCGAATTTCACCCATAATTTCAGGAGAAACAATCAAATCAGTAACTCCGCGAGTTGCATTGATTGGTGTTCCTTGATTCCATGCTGTATTAATTCTTTTAGCGTGAGTGATAAGTTTATTAACATCAGCAAGTAAGAATTGATTCTCTGTATGAGATTTAATAACATGTTTTTTGCCGTTTGTCAAAGCTTTTGCCAAAACAGACATTACCAAGTTACCAGAAGTAACTTCTTGTTTTTGAAGCAATTCTTGAGCGATACGAGTAAATGTTTTACTTACAACATCAAGCCTTGAACGAGAAGCATATCGACGATCAAAGTCAACTGCTGTTTCAAGACGGTAAGTTTGGAATTTAAGCTCGCTGTGCTTAGGTGCTACATGGTTGGATGGAAGTCCACCAGGAACATTTTGAGTGTAAATCTCTACATAATCAGTATCTGTAATATCATGATACAGATCCAATGGAATAGAGGGATTGTCATCATCATTAAAAGAAAAGGTGTTAAACATATTGCTCAAAGCAGGAGCGTTATTAATGACTTCTGCCAAAACAGGGCCAATAAATTCAGCAGCTGCAGCTTGAGCTTCATATGCAACGTTTCGATTCTTAGAAGCCATAGCTTTAATAAGCTCGACTTGTTCTTGTGTACGTTTTAAAGTAATATTCATATTAAATTTTCCTTTCTTTTAGGAAGCGACAGCAGAAATTCCAAATTGAATTAGTGCTACATTGTCTCCTCCATTTTTTCCTATAGCAAGGACTCTTGCGATGCCCTTCTGAGCACTTGTTGCTACTCCCAATTCTCCAGCAACAGCTGTTGCTTTCAATACATTGCCAACTGCAGGTGTTCCTGCTATAGTTACTCCTGTAGTTGTGCCGCCGTATTTTACTGTAAAAAATCCGCGAGTAACAACAGGAACAGTTTCCCCAGGAAGAACAGCTTGAAACTCATCTTTCTTTACAGGATAGTAAAGAAGCTTTTCCATATTTTCGTCCCATGCCATTGTTGGGCGAAGAGTTAAACCTAAAGCGTTTTCATCTTGATCACTTGCAACAGCCTCTACTTTCAAAGGGGCTTGAGGATAAAAACTTCCTTGTTGCATAGCAAACCCTTGATCTCCGCTTCCAATTGCTCCAAGATAAGCATCGTTTGTTCTTAAAGGTTCGTCTTTACCCAACTCGTTTCCAGCTGTAGCTTTTACAAGGGTTCCACTCCAATTAGCTCCACCGTCAAAATTTACATTGTCGGGTGCTAAATCTACATACTTAGTAACTTTTTCAGATGATACATCTAAAGAAAAGATTCCAAGTACGTCTTGTTCGTCATATTGTCTAAATGGTAATAATTTTTGCATTTTTAATATTTGTTAAATTTTGATTGATATATTCTCTCTAGCAAAAGCTTGTTGAAACTTTTCCTTTAAAGATTTTTCTTCAGTGGCTGTATCGACATTGTTATTAGCAACAATTTCTTCTTCAGCAACTGCATTCTCAAGAACTTCTTCGACAGAATCTTCTTCTTTAGCTTCGACAACTTCAACTTTTTCTGAATTCAAACGTTTTTGAATTTCAGCTTCAAGTTTTTCGTTGAAAAGCTTTTCTTGCTCTGCGATATGTTCTTTGTTTTTATGAGCCCACATTACAGCAAGCTTGGATTTGTATTCTTCAAAATCAGAATCTTCTAATCCAACAGATTGAATTTCAGCAACAAGAACCTTGCGATCTTCATCGCTCAATTCATAGGTCGCATCAATTTCGTCCATTCTTGCGTTAAAAGCTTCTTCGCTTTTACGAGCTTCGATTTCTTCGTTAAGTTTAGAAACTTGTTCTTCAGCTGAACCGAGTTTTGAACGAAGATCTTCAATATCTTCTTTCAATGCTTGTTCAGACTTTTCAAATTCTAACTTATGCTCTTCAAGAGCACGAAGTTCCTTTTCATATTGTTCGCTTTTGGATTTGATAGCATCTCCAATTACGCGGCCAACATTAGCCACAGTTTCCTGAGAGAAATCATGACCAGGCATTTTTTCTTCGAGAATGGCTTTAAAGTCTTCTAGTAATTCTTTTTTTTCCATAGTAGAAATTTTGTTTATAGATTCTATTACATGTAAATTTTCATTTTGTGAAATATTTTTTTCACTTTTTTCAAAAAAGTTTTTATTGTGTACTTCTATGCGCTCAATTTCTTGAGCTTCTTGGTCGTCTAGTTCAATCTCTTTTTTTTTATCCTTATGTATATAAATACCTTGAACTTCAGCTGCAGGATTTGCTGTGAATCCAATTCCTAGCGGATAAACTTCTCCAACAACTAATCTGTAAATAGGAGTACCATCTTTCATTTCCCCTTCACCGTCAAAAGCTTTTAAATATTCTGACAATTCACTTATATGTTTTACATTTGTAATAATTTCAGCTTCACTTAGTTTTCGACTACCAGCAGCAATAACATAATCATTAAATCCGAGTTCCCAGCTTGCAGATACTGACTGATATAATTCATCATTCGGATTAACAGAGCGTAGAGCAAGATCTGCAAACTCTTGATTAGCATTAGAATATATCACTGCACCCAGAGCTAAATTAAAAGGCTCTTTAGAATCTTGATTGTTAATTTCAAAAATTTCATCGTTATAAGATCTTGAAAAAGCTGAAGAAACAATATGTCCGACAATTTTCTTTTTATTATGTTCTATATTAGTAGGTTTATGAACAAAATAATCTTTTATAGCCATTGCTGTAGCTGTATCAATTCCATCATCATTTTTATTAAATTGATTAATAACTGCTGCATTAAAAGCTAAACCTATAAGATCGATATTTCTTTTGAAATCAATATCTTCAGGAACTAAACTCTTTAATTGTTCTAAAGAAGCTTCTGATGTGAATTTATTATTCTTAACATCTTTATCAGAAGCTTTGATCTCATGAGAAAAAGCTGTTTTGTATTTAAAATTCATGTGTTGTTTAATACACTAAAAATTTATTTATCTTTTTTATCTTTGTTTTTATCTTCTTTATCTTTTGGAGATTTACCCTTTTTTTCTAATATTTTTTTCTGCAATGCAGGGGGTAAGCTTTTTTGTTCTTTTGTTAGTTCTCCCTTGGATTCTTTTTTTTCTTTCGAAGATTTTTGAGCTTTTTTCAAAGATTTTTCGTCAGGGTAGTCCTTGTCTCCTGGTTTTGCTGGTTTATAATTTTTCCCCATCCGAGCTTTTTTTCTTCTAATGTTTTCCCAAAGTCCTGGTTTGCCCTTTTTAGCTTCTGATTCATCAAGCTCATCAAGAATAACAGCATCAACTTCTTCATCACTTAGATCGAATTCTGATCCTTGAACTTTTGATCCAGCTCTCCATTGACGGCATGACCAATATCTAGCTTTAGTTTTTGGTCCAGGATTAGCACAGTTGTGTCTAGCTCTAAAACTTTTTCTACGCTCTGGGTTATCCCGCTTTATTGACATATTTGGATCTCCAAAATTTACTTTTACTACATTACCTTTTTCGTTTTTAACGTAAACAGAAAATTTCTTTGGACCCCCTGGGGTTCTAAAAGGCTTATTTAACTTCTTGCCTTTTCCTTTTTCTTCAGCCCATGTTTCCATAGTTATGTATTCTTCATCCCCTTCAGTACAGTCGCAAAATAACGAACTAGAGCGGATTTGTTCAGAGAAATCTAAAATTATTTTTTTCATGCTTTTTAATACACAAAAAATTAAGAACTTTCTGCGTAATCATTATCGTACATTTTATGCACTAATTGAATAAAACTGTTTTTAGGTTTCCAGCCCAATTCTTTTTTAGCTCTTGAGCAATCTCCAAGCAATTCCTTAACCTCTGCATGTCTGTAGTGAGACGGATCTATAATCACTAAGGTTTTTCCATCTTCAGTTAGATATTTTTCATCTTCTTTTTCTCCAGATACCACAAATTTTATTCCTGCATGTTTTAAAGTTTCTTGTAGGAATTCTCTAATCGTATACATTTCTCCACTCGCTAGAACATAATTTTTAGGATCTAGTGTTTCTTGGTTTAACATTTTCCACACGCCATCCATGAAATCTTCAGCATCTGTCCAATCTCTTTTAGCGTCAAGATTACCTAATTTTAAAGGTTTAAAATCTTCATTTTTTTCTATGCATTTTTTGATTTTTGCAATGCTATTACTGATTTTTCTGGTAACAAATTCATACCCTCTTCTAGTTCCTTCGTGATTAAACAACCAACCTTGAATAGCGTACAAGTCATAAGATTCTTTATATACTCTCACGAGGTGTCTAGCTGCGGCTTTAGCTGCTCCATACGGAGACTGAGGTCTTAAAGGATGCTTTTCGTCTTGTGGAGAATAAACTACATCACCAAATTCTTCAGAAGACCCTGCGTTATAAAAATGACACTTCGGAGCGAACTTTCTAATTGCTTCTAATATATGTATCATAGCAGTAGCATCTGTTTGAAAAGTTTGCTCTGGAAAATCCCAGCTTGATTGCACAAATGACTGTGCTCCAAAATTTATAAAATAATCTGGTTGAATGTTGGTGATTGCATTTTGAATACTGTACGAATCAGTTAAATCTAATTTTATAGATTCAAATCTTGATTCATTTTTTAAATGTTTAATGTGCTTATAATTAGGCACACTTATCCTTCTCAATGATCCAAAAATTTTACAGTCAACATTTTTTAAAAGATAATCTACCATATGGCTGCCATCTTGCCCAGTGACTCCAGTTACAATAATTTTTTTACTATTTACTGTTCCATTGATTGTATGTTTCATATACATGATATGTACACTAGTAACCCAGTGTTTATCTCAACTTTCTTTATTTTGACTGTGAAATAATATTGAGGCTGGATAATCAGGAAGTTGGTGTTGAGAAGAAATATCTAAAACACTTTCTAAACAAGTCAATTTTTCAATCTTATCTTCATTTTTAATGCACGATTTTATTTCTTTGGTCCATTCTTTTTTTGGAGTTGATGTGACAACAGCTTCGATAAGATTATCTAAAATTTTTGATTGATTAGAATTTAATCTTTTAACGTTAAATTTATTTTTAATTTCTTTAGAAGCTAAACTTCTTAACTTTTCTATTTCGTATATAGTTCCTTGGATTGATTGCCTAGAATACAACTGATTAGCTTTTGCTCCTGTAGGTCTGCCAGGTTGATTAGGAGTATTTTTTACTGGTTGCTGGTTTGGCTTGTTTTGATTCTGTTGCTTCACCTGCTCATCAATTTGTTTTTCTCTTAAATCTCTGTCTTCTTCAGATCCAGCAGCTTCAACAGGAGGCACACCTCCAATGAGTGGATTATACAACCCTTCGCCTCTCTGTTCAATATATTTTTCTTGCGCATTAGATAGAGTGTCTGGATTTGGAAACAATCCAGTTCTTATAGATTCTATACCCTGCTCAGGAGTTATCACTCCGATTTCAAGTAGTCTAGTAATCACCCTTTGGAACTGAACTTCATCTTTGATGTCCACCTCTTCAAATCTAACTGTAGGATATTTTCTAAATCCCATTGCTCTACATACAGTTTTTACTTGAGGCATAATAAAATCATTAATAAAAGCATTTCTCGCCTCTTTTAATCTTTCAAGAAATATTTGAGCTTTGATCTGAGTGCTTGAATAGTTTTCTTTTCCTACGATAATGTTTTGCAATCCTTCCCTAATATCTTGGTTTACAATCTCATACTTTTGAGGCCCTAATATTTTATTTACTTCAGGAATAATAAATTCAGCTTTTGTAGTATAATCACTTACAAGTACGCGCCCCACGCTTTCACTTTGAAACAATGATTGCATAGCTCCAAGACTATGAGGGTTTATTCCTCCTTTATCAGGCTCTGCCCCCATTGTTATTAACAAAACAACATTTTCAATTGTTCGGCTAATTGCTTGGTCAATTTTTTTAAGTTCTATTTTCCAATTTAAATCATCAAGAACAGGAAACCCAAAAGGAATTGCAAATGGTTCGTAATCTTGTTTTTTATAAAAAGAATAAATTAATCTATTAGGATCGAGATTAACTGTCATTCCGCCCAAGTGATAACTACCTTCTTTTATTTTTTTTCTTGAGTCAGAGTCAAGAGAATCTAAGATATGTTTATCTTCTTCTGTTTTTGGATTTCGTAATCTTTCGAGTTCATATTCAGAAAGAATTTTTTTATACACTCCATTATTAAAAGAACTGCTTCTTGTGGATATAATATCGTATGGATTTAGTAATATATATCTTACTGGTATTTTACCTGGATTTAAATATTTAGAATCGTTACCATAAATAGTATTTAATTTTAAAATATCTTCTTTATTAAATTTTCCATCTATTCTATACAAAAATATATTTCCACTTCTGTAGTATTCTCTAAAATATTGGTCTTTTACTTTCCATAAATTAATTTTTTCAAACCATTTGTATATAAAGTTTCTCGCATTCTCACTACCTCCTTCAAGGTAGATATCAGAATTAGAAAATTCAGACATAACATCCACAGCGTTTCTGAATATAGGAATATTAGCGTATGCTTTTTGGCACAGTTCTATTGTTTCTCTAATATCTATTCCATTAGCTCCTACTGTATAAGGTAACATCCCTTGAGCGATATTTTTATACTTATCGCTTTTAACTCCAGAGCCCATTCTTCCTCTGCCTGCAGTTGCACTGTCTGCATTTTTCAAAGCGTCTCTTACCGAGCAAGAGGCTTTTGTGGTAATTACTGGAGGTCTTTTTTCAGAAGCTTCACTGTAGTAATTGTCGCCACAAAGCATAGGTTCAAAGCCACTCTCGTCTAAAGCTTTATCTTTTTTTTCAAATTTATTCCAGTAAGAGGATTTTTTAACATATTTTCTTTTCTGCTCGCTCATTACATATATAGTACACCGAAAAGTCAAAAAGTCACTTTTAAAGTTACTTTATAAACATTGGCACAAAAGAATTAACAGTTTCATCCTTAAAGTTGTAAATGTCGTTATGAATTTTCATCATCCAGCTTCCAAGCACTAGTGCTGAATAGCAGTCTTTTCTGGCTTTACTGGGCCCAGTCGTCTTTTTTAAATTTAAAGGCAAGTCAAAAGTTTGTGTTCCTTGAGGTGAAGATTTAACTTCAATTAATGCGCATTGACCTTTTGTATATTCCATCATATCATGTTGATGCTCCACAAAGTCTATCATTTTCGCACCGTCACTTTGTTTTTCTTCATCATCAGCAAAATTTAAAAAATTTAATTTTTGAATAGGTATTTTCTTTTTTCTTTGGCTTTGAAATGATTCGTCTATAGCTCTTGAGGCAAACCATATTCTTTTATGATCAAAGTTAGCTTGCAACAATTCATTAGCTCTTCTGATCCAGTCTGAAGTTGGTTTTCTAAGCACACAAGGAATACCTTCAGCGTTCATCTCTCTTTTTGCTGATCTTAAAGATTTATGATAATTCTCTAAATCATCAAATTCAGTTTCGAGTACATTAATTTGTATTTTAGCAACTTTAAATAATGAACTTTCTTTAACAGCATTTATAAATTGTACTCCTCCATTATAATCTCCTACCATTGATACAATATTAAAATTAGTTAATAAATAATGAAAATAATTAATATGATTTTTAAGGTTTTGACCTGCCATTGCATATACGTGAACAAGCGTACTTTGCTTAGTCTCTTTATTTAATTTAAATATTTGCATAGCAAAATCATCAGAACTTTCACTTTCAGCCCAACTTGGGTCAAACGAAAGCATGTACTCAGCTCCCACTTCTCCTTTCACTTCAACGCAAGGGCTCACACCTTCTTCGACGGTACATTCTTGCATTTTTGAAATCTTAAAGTAACCAGAACTGTCATCTGTAAATATTGCACCAAACTCTCTATCGTACTGGCTTTGACTCATGGTTGACTTTGCCTGTTCTACAAGGTTTTGGTCATACAATTGCTTTGGAGCGCAATCGTATGAGAAATGCATTATAGCTCTAGATGCATTTGTGTTTGACTTCCCTTCGTTATTAATAAGGGTTTCGAAGTTTTCGTAAAGTTTATACAAGTATTCAAATTTGTAACTTGCAGAGGACAACATTATTAATTTATTGTTTGGCCAAACGTAACGGTCTTCTTCTTTCATTTTGCCCTGTTTAATTAACTGGGTTTCAAGATTATGTAAATCTTCCCTTTCTTTTGGGTTTTGCACTACAGATAGAAAGGGAACAATAACCTCATTATAAATCCTTTCTGGCATAAGTAGCATCTCGTCAATAATAATTCTATGAAACCTAAAACCCCGAAGTTTTGAACCGTCGCCTAAAGGCAGTGCCCTAATTGAGCTACTTCCAATTTCCATGACCCATTCGTCATTTTGCTTAGATACCCTTGTAATGCATTGAGATAAGTATTTCGCTTCTGGTTTAGCTGCTATATCTTCAATTTTTTTGAAAATCATTTTAGCTTGTCGAAAAGATTTTGATAGAATACCTATTTCCACACCTTGGTTCATGATGGCGTCCATAAATGCAAAGATTCCTGTGGTCCAAGATTTTGACATACCACGAGACCATATTCCCAAAAAATAATCGCTTTCAAACATCGATTTAATAGCCATATGTTGAAAAGGGAATAAATCTACCCCAGCAATTAAGTTTGTACTAAAAGTAACATTCTCTCGTAAAAATTCATATAATAAAATTTTCGATTCTCTTTCTTCTAAGAAGCCTTCTAACTTAGATATTCTTTCGTTTATATCTTTACTAGTACTTCGTCTTTTTTGTTTTCCTTTTTCCCAAGTCATATTTTTAAAATTCTTTTATCAATGTAATATTGTATGTCTGAATGCCACATCTCTGGACCAGCATCTAAAAGTATTGGTATTAAATTCTCAGATCTTTTTCTTCCTCCAGAAAAAACAAATTGACACCTTCTTGCAAACTCATGAGATAACACTCTCATTTGATGCCATACAAAAGTTAAATTAGATTTGTGAGGACCAAAGCTATTGTTTCTTATAACTTTTTCTGTTGAACTCTCAACAACTATATATAAAAAAGAATCAAAATCTACAGTTCTCTGCAGTTCTTTTTTGAACCTATCAAAACCTACTGTCATTGTTGATTTAAAATCGGTTTCACTTTTTCGGTCAATGTAGGTCTTGTTATAATATTCTCCTGTTGCTGTATAGTCTCCAAAATCTAATTTGTGAGATTTGCTATTTGGAAACTTTAATGGGTTTTGCTCTCTAGTATCAATCAAGATTTCAATGTCATTTAAATTTTTATTTTCTTTTAAAAATTTACTTTTTACACTTTTGTTTAATAAAGGTTCAACCTGAAGCCTGCGACAGGCTTCATTATATGAACCAAAAAATACTTTATATATTTCTATTTCTGGTAAATCAAGTAATTTTAATTCTAAATGATTAGGCGCGTATTGCAAATCTTTGCTAATTATTCTTTTGCTCAACATATCTAGTAATATTTGCTGAACATGTTCGCGCTCGGCTGTAGCCGCCCACTTTTCTAATTCAACATTATTGGAAAAATAAGTAGAAAAATATTGATCTTTATTTTTAAAAGGAATTAATTCACCTGTATATAAATTATATCTAGGATAATATGTTGTATAATATTCAGCTAGCAAAATTCCATGCGCTTTTATGTGAGTGTGGAGAGAACGCTCACTTCTAAATTTTGAACCGCATATTTTACATGTTATACTCAACGCTTAATCCACACTGACTGTTTTAAATCTAATAAACAAATAAATCCCTCCCTCTCCAATTGCCGCTTGGCAAGAAGAGTTTGGGAGCCGCCAGGATAATCATTTCCTTCTAGAACCACGATTGCACGGCGAGCAAGACGGCTAGAAAAGGTTTTTAGCTGATTAAGCATTGTTTTCCTGCATGGATGTACTGCATCTCCAAATAGGTGCTCAAATTCTTTTTCTTCTATTCCGTTTAATATATTTCTAGCTTCTAAATAATTTAATTTACTATCTACTTGCTGTATTAATTTTTGCATTGGATAGTTTATATCATGTAGTATCAATAAATCTATATCATTTTGTTTATATTCTTTATATTCTGATATATCTTTTATATTTATTTGTTTTGTATTATATTGTTTATATATTAATGATTGTATAGCCTTAGCATTATCATCATGATCATGGTATAGTGAATAATTGACATATTGTAGTTTTTTGTCATCAACATAATCAGCAAGTATATTGAATAAGTCGTAATGAAAAGATTCAAAGTCCCGCTTTTGACATCCAACTTGAATAATATTACTGCCGCCAAAACCTTCGAAGAGATTTAACATCAGCTGAATGGTATAGTAACGCTCACCTATAGCATTTGATATTTTTTCTAATTTAGATAGCTTCATCTTTTGATATTCCTAAAACTCGAGCTTTCCAAACATCCATTCTCTCTAATTCGTCAGCTTCTTGATTAATAAGTAATTTTTGTTTTTCTGCCATTTCTACCATACGCTTTCTATCTGTTTCATTTTGAAATACTCTAACAAGTGATAGTATAGATGCATTATCTTTATGTCTATTCTTGATACGCTCTTTTCTATCACCATTTAACCGCGCGATTAATGTTTCTTGACGTTTTTCACATTGATTGTATTCTTCGCTTTTTGTTTTTAATAATTCAGCTAATCGTACAGTCATGTCTCTCTGATCTTCACATTCTTCAAACATACGATTTAATTTATCTATTGCTTTACTAATATTTTTTAAATGAATATAATCCATACAAACATTAATGTACAAATTTAATTCATCACTTGTTAAGTCTGGTTTATCCCATACAGATCTTATATACTCAGCTTCAAATAAATTTCTATCATCCATGGCGCTATATGTATTAATCACTTGAATAAATCTAGGTGCAGACAAAAATTTCGTTGTGCTTTCTATGTTGTCTAAATCTTGACGATTTAATTGCTTTTCGTCAAGTTCTTCTTGACAATAATCATTAATTTTTTTAATTACTCTCGAAACAGATTTTGGCGCAAAATACTGAGAGTTTATTGCAGATTCGTCAGGATGCAAAAGCTTCTGATCAATATCTTCTATAAATTTAGCTACTTCTGTTACTTCTTTTGTTAAATTTGTTATATTTATATCTGGGAATATAATTTTTGATATTTCATATGCACTCATACCTTCTTTCGCATATTGAACAATAAATTCTTTTTGTTCTTGAGAAAATGTTATATCTTCTTTTTTTTGTTTTTCTGTCGTTTTATATTCTAGATTATTATCTACAAGATATTTCCTTACAGCTCGACCTTCTTTTGTTCTACCGTCAAGAGTATTGTCATTAAATACTTGTCTCGTTAATTCAATCAAATCAGATATTAACATATAATTTTCTCTTATAAAGTTTTGTTGTTCTTCTGTTAGTTTCATATTATGTCGTTTTCATTAATTATTTTTTTAGCTAATGCTTTAAACATTTTTTCAAAATTTTTTATTTGTTTGTATCCCGCATTTCTTCCTTTTTCATTGCTTTTATATCCAAGTTTCTCAGCAGCTTTATGAATATCTAAATTATAAATATGTATCATTTCATATATTTTATAATGTTTTTCTGATAAATTATTTTTCATATGCTCATTAAGTTTTTTTGTCGCATTATCAATATCAAAATCTTTATGCTTTTTATGTAGCGCTTCTGAGTTATCTATGCAAGAAGCTGTGTTAATGTGAAAAGAAGATTTTTTTGTGCGCTCCCATTTTTTAAATAAAGGACAGCTGCCATCTTGCTTTCCTGTTTTTGTCCAAGAACAAGTATTTGCGGATTCATTGTTATTATCTATTGCTCCTGAAGAATTAAAAGGGCAAGAAGTGCAAGGTCTAATAAAGTTACTGTAATGGTTTCTTAATAAGTTTTTGATTTGATTTGATATAATTCTATTAAGCCATGGCTCAATAGATCTTTTCTGATCCCATAGGTGCCATTTCTGATGGATGTGTGATAATATAATTTGCACCACATCGTCCCAAGAAATCCAATTTATTGCCTTTAAGTACCACTGCCCTCTTCTTTTAGCTATTTGCTCTAGAATTGTTTCGTACTTATCTTCGAATCTTATTTTTCTTGGCCTACCCCTCTTTTTTGCCATCGCTTTCAAGATTAAATAGTTCTTCCACCTTGAAAGTTCTTTTTTCGAATGGCGATACTTCATACTGTAATTTTGATATATTGGGGACAAAATTAACATCAGTTTCATCTTCAGCTAAGCTTTCAAAGTTTCCAGCTTGAGCCTCTGAGTTTTTAACAACTCTCTTTATTGATGAAGCACCCAACGGGGCTCCACAATGACTGCAAAATTTTGGCTCTACGCCAAGATATTCATTTTTGCTTCCACATGATTTACAGTATTTATGTGCCATTTTATTTTAGTATAATTAAAGATTTATTTTGCGAGCCTTCTGATTTATATTTAATTTCTTGTTTTTTTGTAGAATCGACAACATAAACATTGTTGTGGTTAATGTTTAATTGTTCAATTATTTGTTGCACGATTTTATCTTTATTACTATCGCTCTTTTTTTTATTTAAAATCGCGACAATAATTGCAGACAACGCTCCTATAAATGCAGATATGATCAACTCCATATGTATTTATACTAATAATACACAGGATTTTTTCAATTTAAATGCTCACATAACTTGCAGGTCTTTAAGTTTTAAAATTAAACTAGACTCTTCGTTAAATAAGCCATTCGAATTATCAACTAAAATTACCACCATTTTTTCGCCATGATCCTCAAAACCAATTTGAGTAAAAATTTTAGCTATTTTCCCTGATTTTTTTGTATTATTGTGATTAAAGTATATATAATCTCCTTCTTGCATGTATTTATATACACTTTATAATTCTTCTAATTTTTTAACTATATATTTTAATATTTCGCTTCTCTTTATATCTTTATGATCAAAGTCAAAAGTGTGTATCCCTTGCCTTTTAGAATTTTCTTCGTCAAAAAGTTCTTTAATTGGACATAATCCGCTTTTTCCGTTTATATCGCTCTGCATAATATCTCCACAAATAAACATTTTCGTGTTCTCTCCTATTCTTGTGATTAGGGTTACTAGCTCTTTTAAGCTAAAGTTTTGAGCTTCATCAGCTATTACAATTTGATCGTTTAAACTCGCTCCGCGTAAATAATTAATAGGCATAGCTGTTATCACGCCTTTGTCAACCAAATTTTTTGCTGTCGATATTGGTATCAATTCGTATAGTTTATCATTAAGCGGCATCATAAATGGGCAAAATTTTTCATCTACACTTCCTGGTAGAGCGCCCATTCCTCTATCAGCGCTTTCAATAATCGTTCGCACATAACTAATACTGTAGTTATTATTCATGTTGAACAATTGAAGCGCTCCATAAATTGCCATAAAGGTTTTACTTGTTCCAGCTGGACCGTTGATGAAAATTATTTTAGTGTCTCGATCAAAGATCAGTTTTAGTAACTCTTGTTGTTTGTCAGAAAAATCTATTTTTTTGAGCTTAACCTTTGTCTTAGACATTGAGCTCATAATTTTTTCTATTTCCTGATCGTCTTCTATTTCAGATTTTTTGCGTCTTGGCATGTATTTAAAAGATATACTATATATTACACGCTCAAAATTCAAGTGTCGCCGATTTTTTTCGTAAAAATGTTATTCACAAAAGAATAAAGCGTTGATTTTTTGAGAAAACCCACCCCCCCGCTAAATCTCAGGATAGCACCTAAAAAAAAATTCAAAAAACGGGGGACATAGTGCAATCAAAAAAACTTTTAAAAAAGAGGGTTTTTTTGCTCAAATAGTTTGACACAACGCATTAATTGGTTTAGTTTGTATATATGAACATTACTAAAGGATTAAAAGTCGGAAGCCTGTATCACTCACGGGTAAATAATAAAGTCGTTCGTCTCGTTTCTCTTGATCGAGTCGGATCTCAGCGTATCGCTACAATAAAGCATCACTCGCAAGACCATCTTTTTGAGTCAGAAGTTTTTATCTCTGACTTAGTCAAGGCAACTGCCGATCAAGTCAAGGCTTACTTTAAAAGGTAAGTCTTGACAAATCAAATCAACCATACTACAATTAGATATGATCTCAATACTAAAGAACCAAAACTTTTCCAATTGGATTGACATTCGAGTCTTTGGAAAGCTAGTTGACAACGCAACTTCACAAGCTAAAGCTATGGAGATTGCAAAACAAATAAAAAGAAAAAATCCTCACTTGGCAATCGTCAAAAACGGCAAGCAATACAAGGAGGCTATATGATCTTGATCGCTTGTCTATCTCTAGCCCTCTTCTTACATAGCCTTTAATACTAGCCTCCTAAGTGACTGACCACCAAGCACTTAGGGAGGCGGCTGCCGCTCTCGTAACAGCTTGCTAAACAACGACTTACGAAAGTAAAATAAATGCAAAATAAATCGCTTTTTTCTTGCGTTCTTTTGTTTTGTGGTTTACTATGTAGTTATATGACAAAGACATTACAATTCGAAAGTGCCGAGAGCGTAGACTCGAACGGCATACATGGTGGAACATTCGACATCGTTCTCTTCGGAGACTTTGGAACACTCTTAGTTCAAGCTAAAATAGAACATGACTTTGACGAGTGGGACATCTTCACAAACGCAAGAGTTCTTAAAGTTGAGCAATTAGATGATAATGACAAGCCAACAAGTTTAACCTTCACAAATAAAGAAATAGAAGACTTCATTGAAAGCGATTCTGAAATTGACGAATGCTTCGAGGATAGAATCAAAGTTTTAGCAGAGGAGGAGCTAGTATAATGGAATACATAAAAAATACAATAAATAAACTTAAAATACAAATCATGGCTTTAAATAACGAAAGGGTAAAAGCTATGAAATTGAACAATAAAAAGAAAGCTTCGGATATAGAAGCCATTCAAATAGAATTGGACAAACAAATAGCACAATTGGAAGGTTTAGCACATCGCTAAACTTAGCCTCCTAAGTGACTGATAACCAAGCACTTAGGGCGGCGGCTGCCGCTCTCGTAACAGCTTGCTAAACAACGACTTACAGAACGGGTGTTCAGGAAGTGTGCCAACTATAAAGTTGTACAATCCTGCTACTCCTATAAAGTTGCACTATTAGGCTATTTGCAACTAAATAAAAAAACGAAAAAAAAGTGAAAATAAATCCGTATTTGCTTGCAAAACACGCACCGCTAGTTTACATTGTGTTTATGACAGCTAATAAAGACACCATCTCAATCGTTGACTTAATAGAAAACGATTCATACAAAAATCATCAAGCTTACAACTTGTCAAGAGCACTCTTGGACATTGCGGCTCAAGCAAGAGCCATTAAAAACACAGTTGCAGAAAACATTTCAGGCGATGGAAAAGTGTTCAATGAAAATGTTGATAAATGGATGACCGAAATTAACAACATTGCAAACAATGCAGTAAAAGTAGAAATGCTAACCGAATAAAACGATTCATAAATCACTGATAGCCAAGCTCTTACGAGCGCGGCTGCCAAGCACCTAAGTGCTTGGTAATCAACGACTTACTCTTCTTGCAACCATTCATCGAGGGCGTAGGTATCTAAGTCTTCGTCTGCATACCTTGCCCCGTCAGGCGTACAAGGGCTACCCATTTCTATTAGCGTATTTGCAAGATCTTTGTAATGAACAAATCTACGAGAAAGTTTGTAAAGATATTCGTCATTCCCTAACCAAAGAGCAACATTCCAGGTCGCCCAGTTTTTCCAGCCGTTGTAAGTATCCATAATTAATAAACAAGTTGAGAGTTAATAGCTAATTTGTCGATCATGTCTTGGACTTGATCCTTTTCTACCTCAGCGTTAATAACGAGAGACTTTGACCAATCGCATCCTGCGTCTGCGTCAGGGGTCTCCCTGTCGATGATTTCCTGAAGTTCGTTAATTCTGTTAAGTAAGTCTTTTAATGTTTCCATAATAGTAAAGTAAACTAAATTTAAAATAATTGCAAGCTAAAACTAAAATTTTAACGCTTTTAGCGAAGTGTTTCTTTTTAACCACCTACGCAATGGATGAAAAGCTTTGGCACTAAAATGCACAAGTAATTGCTCCCCATTTTGAGCAAGGATCATGTGACCTTTTGCCGTGGCACGGATGTCTTTAATATCGGGACATTTCCGTAACTGCTTTAATATCTTTTTGGTTCCGCTCTCTGAATGTTTCATACATACAGACTAAGCGAAAAAATAAAAATACACAAGAAAAAAATGAATAAAAATGCTTTCGTAAGTCGTTGAATGTTAAGCACTTATGATCGCGGCAGCCGCCCACCCTAAGTGCTTGATAATCAGCAACTTAGAGCGGGGGACTAATCCAGACAACCTAACTACTACTAAAAGTTTATTTGATATTTGCCCTATTTAATCTGATATATAAAAAAATAATAAAATTGCCATAATTATTATTAATGGCATCATTCCTCTTTTAAATCTTGCCACATTAAGTAGAAAACAAAAAGCCAAGGAGTGAAAAATAATAATTCAACTATCATGATATATTCCTTTCATTTCATCGGATATTCCGAATTGTTCGTCTTCCTCATCAATGTTTTCTGCTGAATCAGTGAAGAGAAATTGAGACTCGTCTGCTAGATCTTCTTTTTGAGTATCAAGCAAACCATGCTCGGTTACTAATTGTTCGACTAAAATATCACCAATAAACTCTTGAATAGATTTTGGAGGACAAATCTTTTGAGAATTTTGGTGAGCGTGTCGGATAATTGATATTCTTTGTTCTTCTGTCATAGTAATAATATAGTTTAATTTGGTTTAGTCGTCAAGTCCTAAATCTCTTCTAAATTCTGCTTTGTCTTCGATTAGCTCGTCAACCCAAACACTTCCTTCGACTTGAGCTTTTGCCATTAAGATAGATACTTGGGCGGGAGATTGCCATCCGACAACATCGTCAGAAGGAGAAAGTGGAATCATGCCGTTTTTATCAAAGATTGCAACTTCGTATAAATCTTCTTTCACACTACCATATAATCCTCTTCTATCGTCATTACCTGCAACAACAGAAATTTCTAGCCCGTTGCCAAAGTCAAGTCTTGCTTGGACTGCATCATCAGCACCACGATGTGGTTGAAAATCTAAATCGTCAAAATCTAGCATAGAAGGTTGTGGGTTGAATTGTGAGATTGAGTCTGGTATGTCGTAGTTAATCATATAAACACATTAAACTCTTTTTACAATTAACGCAAGAAAAAAGTTAAATAAAAATGCTTGCGCAAGTCGTTGACTAACAGGCAGTTAGCTTGGGCGGCTGCCGCGCCCCTAAGTGCTTGATGGTCAAGGCTTTAGTAGCCTAACCACTCAAGAACTTTTTGGGCTGAGTATCCTTCCTTGTCACCCATGTCTTCAAAGAATTCAATAATTTCTTCACTTGAAGTAATGTCGTGCCTTGCTAATTCTTGCAAAGCACGATCTTGTGAAATGTCAATTCCTTGGGCTGAGTCAAAATAAGTTTCTTCATTCATGGCTTTAATTATAGGTTAATGAGCTAAATATGCAATACCTTTTTTGCATCCCTTGATAAAGCATAAGTTGCAATTATGAGCGTTACAAGTTGCTAAAATCTTGCCGTCTTCGCCCTTAACATAAGTTGCGGGGCAAACAAAATGACCATCTTGCTCGGCTTTCTCTTTTGAGCTATAGACGGAAGTTCCCGCATCTAGACCATCGATTTGTGGAGCGGGTTCGTCTACATATAAAGCACTTGGTTTTAAACAAACATTCTTTAAACTTGCAAGCTTGCGAAGTGAAGGCAATTGACTATCTCTTGCCCACTCACGAGTTGGAAACCAAAAGCGAATTGAAGGAAAATTTTCGCAAATCTTAATCCATGCCTCGATATACTTTGGGGAAAAAAGATCTCCTGAATCATGAACGCGAAAAAGATCTGTGTTGACATTCTTTAAAACTTTTTTGTTGCCTTGCTTGTCAAAATACTTTTTAGTAATTTGCTTTGACATCTCATTTACAAAAGATTGCCCATTGTCTTGATGTAAAGACTTGGTAACAAAATTTGCTTTGTCTTGCAAGCTTTGTTTGACATTGGCAAACATATAAAAACCTTTGCAAGCATAACAAGCATCACAAATAAACTTTTTTGCTTTGTCTTTGACTTTTGCCATAAGTTGAGCTGCGGGGCAATACTTGAAAGCGGGAATGTTAAAGCCTAAACAAGGCATTTTAGAAGGATTTGATAATAGATTCATGATATAAAACTAAACAAATTTTTATGCAATTGCAAGCGAAAAAATAAGATCTTCAAAAAAATCTGGCTCTAGAGAAAACTCGCTAGTGAACGAATGCTCCCACTCGAAAGGGTCACCACCCATTGCGATGTCTTCAGACATTTCTCTAAAAAAAGTTGCGGTTTGGTGAGTAGCGTCTTCGAGGGAAAGTCCGTCACGCTCCATTAGGATTTTTACTATTCTTTGCATGGTTACACTATCGCAAAAAAGACTACCAGACGCAAGAAAAAAGTGAATTAAAATAACATTTTTAACTCATTGAATATCAAGCACTTATGCCGCGCGGCAGCCAGCCACCTAAGTGACTGAATATAAAGGACTTACGCTCGATTATAAAGCTTTCTTAACATCGATTCGTGAAGAGCTTGTTTTTGTTTGTACTCTTCGGATGTGTCCCCGCGTCGCTCTCGTATTGCGAGCATGTGCCCGAATCTTCTTAAGCTATCTTGTAGTGAATCTTTATTTTTAACTTTTTTCTTCATGATTAAATTTTGTTTAATGAGATTATTTGATTGTAGCGAAATGAACGAATACCACCACGATTTAGGCAGAAGGACCTGAAGCCAACGACTGACTTGCCTTCTTGCTTGTTGCCAAATTCATTTTCATGTTTTGGCGGGGTGATTGTGTACATTTCTGTTCTGCCGTCTTTGGTGTGATATACTATTTGATATATCGGAGTAAACCAACGGAGTATTTTAAGAAACAATTTCTTCATGTTCTTCTTGTACGGGATTTTGGTTGTAATAGTTGTAGATCTCAGTCGCTTCCTCAGCGTCTTCGCAACTATAAGAAATAATATCTCTCTCAAAGTACGGGTTAAACTCGTCGTAATTTTCTTCGAAGAAAACTTCGTATTGTTCAGTTTCTTCGTTGTACTCAGGTAAACCTAGTGGACTACCGATGCAGGTTGCTTCAATGTAATTATTCATTTTCATTATCCTCTATGTTATAGATTCCAAAGTGATTGGCAAGCTCTAAAATCATTTTATCTTTGTTAAAGTAACGATAGGCAAAAGAAAGTAAATCCTCTTGTTGTTTCGCTGTGTGCCCGTCTCTGAGTTCGTCATATATCTCAAAGACATTCATGTTCCAATTCCAACTCTCTACTCTCGCTTCTACTTGTGATGCTGTCATTATAGTGCCCTTTCGTCTACTTGTTCTAACATAAGTTTAAATTGATCGAAAACTTTTTGTTTGCTACCTTTAAGTCCAAACTCTTGTTTGACGATAGAGTAGCAAGATCTGCCTCTACTCATTTGCATTCCTAGCGTCTCAAGTTTTAAGCCTCTAAGAAGAGTTTTGTAGCGAAACATTTCGATTTGTTCGGGTTTGTCTAATACTGTTGTCATGATTTTCCTTTCGTTGTGATTTAGTTAAACACTAAAGCATTTTCTTGAGTTTGTCAATAATTAACTCAGATTTTTTATCGTAATTAATTGCTCCCGAATGTGGCGTGGCTACATTCAATAATTTTAAATTGCTAAATTTTTCTTTGAAACAATTTATGAGATAAGTTTCTCCGTATTCATTGTGCAATGCGTATTCGGGTATAACCATAAGTGTTGTCCATGCAATTTCACCATAATCTTTGATCCATTGACAGATTGTCTTGTTGGTAGGATTACCCCTTTGGGTGAAGGGGTTTTTCCTGGTTTTACCAATGTAAAAAGCCATTTCGAGTGAGTTTGCTTGTTTTATGTAATAATTCATTTTGGAAAAATGTTGCGATCAAGATCGCACTTCTCAACTAACCAATTAACTGCTAATGGATAAAACTCTTCGGCACGATAACAATCTCTGCCCGTCTTGCTTGTCATTCCTGACATTTTGAGATGTTTTTCTTGTCTAAACTTTTCTATCAATTCGTGCTCTACAGGAATTTGTTTCTCATAAGGATACCATTTTGAGACTCCTCGATTGCTTTCGTTATGAATGTCGCAAATCTCATCAAGAATAGTGTTTGCAAGCTCTTCATCTTCTTTGGCAACACAGAACAAAGGGTAACTGATGCCAATATGAGGAAAGTCTGAGCAGAATACTCGATTACCAAACACTCTGTTTAACATACTAGAATGCTTTTTAATAACGCTATCGTATTCAAAAAAGTTTACGATCTTACCTTTAGCGAAAGGAGAACCATGTACTAAATTTTTACCTTCAGTTAATACAATATACTCTTGTGCTCGATTAAGTTTAATATCCACACCACCTTGTTTAATTCTAAGATTTTGATGTGGACTTCTTTTCTTTTGAGTGTCGAGATAAGGCATTGCTCTTGAATCAACTCCTAACTTGAAGCCAACTTTCACTACAGCATCTCTTGGTGTTTTTGCGTCAAGAAGGTGTTGGTTAATAGCCTCCAATGTATGTTGACCATTAAGAAGCTCGCCTCTTTCATTGATGAGAATGTCGATTGACTCGAAAAACCATTGACCCGCTTGAAGACAACGAAATAATCTCTTGATGTTGTCATCTGCTTTGCCACGATTTCTTGAGGGATTGTTTACTTGATCGGATAGCATATGATCGAGCAAAGGTAAATCTTTGACACCAAAATCGTAGATAAAATGCTTAAACTCTTTTTGTTTAAAAATTTTGTTGAATTGTTTTTCTGCGGTAACTTTGCTTTGGTTAACTTGCAAAGAAGTAGTTTTCTTGCTTTTTCTTTTTTTGGTTTGTAATTGTGCTATAGTTGTCATTTTTCTCCTTGTGTCCTGTGTGTTATAGTTGTGCTGATTGAAAAGATGATTCTATCCTAAGCTCATCTTGCAAGCTTGTCAAGTCTGTAATGATATCATCTAAGACTTCTTCCGCTGATTGAGTAGTGAAGTAATCAATACCCAAGTCTTCAGCTTTCTTGACATTCATTGGATCTGCGGGATTCGCATAGCGAATGTTTCCGTTAACGATGTTTAATATCATTATTCTAATTTCACTTTGTGTCATTTTTTATCCTTTCGTTTTGATCGTCTACAATCTTTGCGAGGTTTAGTAATTCAGTTACAGCATTGCATTTATCCGCGTGTCCTGCTTTTGGGCTCATAAGCACTTCAGTTAATATTCTAACGACTGCTGTCCATTTTGGTGTCATATCTATTGTTTCTTGCATAACATAAAACTAAGGCAATTTTTAGTTTCTGTCAAATAAAAACTAAATAAAAATGCTTTTGTAAATCGTTGAATGTTAAGCACTTAGCTAGCGCGGCAGCCAGCCACCTAAGTGATTGACTATAAAGGATTTACCTATCTGAGTGCAGTTTTCAACTCGTTTTCGAATTTTTTTGCTTCAACTAAATCTTTTAAGTCAAAACTAATTGCAACAAGGTTATCGTTAATGTTCTTCATTACCTTGACGAGATCCTCCATGTTTGCGTGTCTGCGATGTTCTAGTATCTCATCGCTAAGTCCGTCAATGGCGGTTTTAATTGAGTATAATTCTTCTTTCATTTTACTTTTCCTTTTCAAGGTATGTGTCCATATCCAAACAATCCCAATTGGCATTAAACAATTCTTCATCTTTTTCAAAAAGAGCTACAAGGTCATCATAGACATAACTTATAAGATCATCAAGATCCATATCTTCTACAATTTTTTGTGCTACTTCCGTAATATTTTCGTCTGTGTAATTCATGATATATAAGCGGTTACTTTGTTGTGTGTTAATAATACTTCGTCTGCATAGTATGCAAACTTTTCGGTTTCCTTCTCTACAAAAGTCTCATACTTGTAGGGGTTATATGTTACCTCGACTTCCCTGCTGATAACTTGGGGATTGCAAGATACATTTTCTGCATCCTGAAGATAACCCTTAACAAAAGCATGAACATTCTTACGCTTCTCACGAAGAACTTTTTCTCTGCCTTTGGCATCGACATGAAAATAGCAATCCCATAATCCAATAGCATGATCCTTTGGGATGTGAGCTTTAACTAAACCATGTTGCTTGATGCTCCAACAATCTTTATGAAGATTCTTGTAAACATATACGGGACGATTCTTTTTGATTCTATATCGTGGGTCTTGTTGGTTTCTCAGTATCATGTAAACATACTAAGCCATTTTTATAATTACTGCAAGAAAAAAGTTAAATAATTTTAAATTTTTAAACGCTTGTCAATCAAATACTTATATCATTCGGCTGCCGCGCTCATAAGTGCTTGATAAACAAGGACTTGCGCTTTAGTAATTTTGGGCATAAAAAAACTCCCCCCATTTGGGGGGAGTCAACGAAACGACAAACCAATATTTAAACTTCTACCAATTCGCCCTCTACGACTTCCATGTCAATAGTATTTTCAACATGGTTATCAATATTGAAGTCAACATAACTATCAAGAACAGAATGAAGAGCGTCTGAACGATTTGGCAAGGCAACCAAGTTACCTTTGTAAATCTCTGTGAAAGCGTTGTAGAGAGAATTTATATTGCGATCTTTGAATTCAACATGATCGCTTGATTCCCATTGATCTGCAACATCAAGAATTTTTGATTTTGGTAAAGCACCTGCACGAACTGCTTTTATGATAAGATCGTGAGCTAGAACATTGCCAACAGAGCGATCTTGATAAGCCTTTACTCTCTCATCTTGCCCATGCCAAAAGCCAAACAATTTACCCAAAGCACGATTGATCATAAAATCGAGATCGTTCATAATGTTGCGAGTATGTCTGCGAGCAAGTTTTATGGTGTTTGTAAAAATTAAATTATCGCAAACAAATGGTGCATCACCTGCACAAAGTCCCGCAGGAAAAGTTTTGTCGTGAGAATTACGAACCCCTACAACGCACCCACGATCTGATGGATCACGATCAGGATGATCTACAGAGAACAATCCAAAGTAATGTTGGTTGTCCCTAGCGAGAGAGTGTAGCTCATCTTGAATGGTGAAACCTCTGCTAGTGAGAGAATCTTTAGTGCGAACTACAAGAGCTTCATGAGCAATTGGTTGGTGAGAAATGGCAAATTCCCCTGTTCTTTTGTTTGGTTTTGTACGCATTGTAGGCATTGGAGTTGGTACAGCTTGAACTTCGTCAAAGTCTACGATTGTACGATTACCTCCGCAAATGTGCAAGTTAACGGATTTGCGAGGAGCGATATTGGTGTTTTCTTCTGTATTCATGATAGTAATATAATAGTTATAATGTTTTTTGTCAAGAGTTAATTGTTTAAATATGGGCTTTCTTCAAAAGTTTGATCGTAAGCATCTGCTTGTTCTGCGACCATTTTAAAACTGATCCCAATCATTGTAAGCATTTCTGCTTGTTCTTCTGTAATTTGATCTGCGTTAGGTTCAATGAAATGTTTCCAAATCCAACCCATGCCTTGAGTCATTACTTCATCTGCGTTTGGGCAATCTGAACTTAAATAATCTTCGTTAATATTCATGCTAATAATTCCTTGTGTTTTAGTTTTCTGTGGATTGTTTTAATCTTGACCTTGTGAGGTCTTGACTTAGTGAAGACAATTGGTTTTCTGATCTTTATGTCTCTCGCTTTCATATACATAGTATCGCATAAAAAACAATTTAACACAAGAAAAAAGTGAATTAATTTGAGTTTTTTAATTCATTGAATATCAAAGACTTAGCTAGCGCGGCAGCCGATCTCAGAAGTGCTTGATAAACAAAGACTTACAAAAGCGTAAAGTTGACCAATAAAAAACCCCCACCAATTACGGTGGGGGCCAAGGAGGTAATCATAATCAAATTATTTATTTATTTAAAATTTTTTTATTATTTATTTTGATTATTTATTATTTATACTAGTCCATTTTGATTAAATTTTTATTTTTATTATTTGTTATATATTATACTGTATATTATTATATTACTTCCTCTACTAATAATTTTATTCCTAGTGTAATCGCCAATGTTAATATTAGCAATGGTTCCATATGTTTTTTGGTTAATAATGTTTGTTAGTCGGCGATGTTGAAAGCTTGTTTGAGTGCGTTGTATTCAGTACCTGAGATAAACACCTCTCTACAGTAATCGATGTTTTGGGTCTCCACTGATTTAATCCTGGATATTGCCTCCCAGGCTGGAAGACGCTCGCGGGGAAGTCCGCCCCATTTAATGACAACCCTGAATGCAGGGAAGTGCTCAGCTATTTCTTTAAGCTGATTGCTGTTCATGTACCCGTAGTTTGATAAGATATCTTTTAATGTTTTCATGAGTATACTATAATAAATAAAAAAGCAGCTGTCAAACAAAAACCCTCCTTGGTTCAGGTGGCGGGCAAGAGAGAACCAAGGAGGGTCGAGGATATCAGAGAAAATTGTGTGGGGAGGGGCTACTGTATACCCTCAAGTTTTCGGCGTGAACATCAGTTCATGGTGTACCTACTTCCAACTACAGACTAGACTTGGTGTTGTCATTTGGCTCATCCGATTGGACTCTACCAACCCCACCACAGGGATCTGCATACCTTAGCCCGCTCACGACAGGCTCATTCGGTCACCCACAGGAAGGATTATAAGCCCTTCCAAAGTGAATTGAGACTTACAAGAATTGGCTTTTAGCAACTTAATGCTTGCGAGATCTATGCTCAAAATTTAAAATGTAAAAGAACAAAAATTTTGGATTATTTTATTTATTTGAGTTTATCCTTCTCAATTTTATATATTATATATTACTATATTATTTGTTATTTGTCAACTATTATTTTTATATTTTAGGGGTTATTTGTTTTTTATTTAATTCGCGTAATTCTCTCAATAATTCTTTTATTTTAAACCAACTTTTTTCGGGGGGAAATAGTTTTTTATTTGCTTCAGAATCGTGTGCTCTATATAAATCATCAACGAATTCTTCCGCCTTAACCATTTTAATTAACATTAATTCTTTGTTGGTTAATTGTTCGTATAATTCATCGTTAGATGCAAACATACTAACTTTATCACTAAGAGGTTTAATTGTCGCATCCATTACGCTACCCCTTTTGCTAGTTTTTTAGCTTGTATTTGTCTTAACCTACGATCCGCTTCCCTTTGTTGGGCGAGAATACCTTCGGTTGCCTCGTTGTAACCCATGAACCTGCGAGTAAAAGCGAAAGGGTCTCTGCCTCTTACTTTGTTCATTACTGCTGTCGCTCTTGCACATTTTGCTATATTAGCCATAATTATTATCTCCTTTTTTGAATGTTATAAGAATATACTAGCATCAAATATAAAACCTGTCAAACAAATATTTTAATTAATTAGATTCTATATCATTTGGTTGTTGAGCATTAAGAGTATTATTCAATTCTATATCAGAACATACTTTATCTTGCATAAAATCATTTATATAATATTTATTTGTAAAAATATTTTTTATATTTAATCCGTTATTTGTTATTTGATTCAATTCTCTTTTAATATCATTTATCATACCTTCAACTATTTCAAACGCTTGTTCTTTATTTGTCTTCTCACCTGTTGTTATATTATTTAGAACTTGGTCGTCATCCAAGTCGTGATCCATGCGTTGCATTTCACTACGCATGAAAAGTATTGCATCTAATTTTTCGTTGATTTCTTTTGCTAGACTCATTGTTTTCCTTTGTTTAACGCTTTTAACACATTATTTGTGATTGATGAGAATACATTAAAATATTTTTCACACATTGTCAAGAATTATTTTATGTGTGTTTTATTATATTAAATTTTTTGTATAATTATTTGGGTGTAATTCTTGGCATGAATATTGATGTTTATAATTATTTGGTCAACAAATTATTAAGCTCAAACGCTTTTTACCATGTCAATGGTACTCCCGAAAAGAGATTATTGAGAATACAAGAATATGCTTGGTATTTATATAATAATATGGGAACAGAAGAGTTTGAAATATTGCTACAACGAGTAGAAATTAATAAACGAAAAAATAAAAAAAATTAATATGACATTCAATGAAATTTGGGATGCTTTTTTATTAACAATAATATTTGTTTTAATTATTATTATTTTTTATCCTAGTAAGTAATTATTTGCGTTAATCCTCTTTTGGTTTAAATATTGGAAAGAGGCATATTAAATTACTTTCTATTTTTTTTTCATCAGTTATTTCGCCCATTATTGCTACCGCCCTTGCTCCATCCGAAACATCAATCCAATACATTTCTTTTATTATGTTTTGCGACATTATTTGACTGAAATTCGTTTCCATTTGTTTTTCGACAAATATTACGCTCTGTTCGCCAACATCCACTTTTATTTGCAATTATTTTGGTTTATATTATTTGGTTTTTTATTATTTCAACTTTGAAAAATTTTATTATTTATTATTATTTATTATTTAAGTCTAATTTAATTTGTTTTTATTTATTATTATTTAATTTTCTTTATTTTTAACTGAAAAAAAACCATATTTATTTCGTTCATATTGTAAATTATTTTGTTTTGAATTGTTTTGCTTTAGTTTCTTTTTTTTATTTGAAATAAAATTTTTTATAATTGCCAATACTTTTATTTTCATCTTATTTTTATATAATTAATTTGCGT